TTAGGAAAGTGGCACAGACAAGAAAAAGGGGAGGAAACTTTTGGTTTCTCTCCCCTTTCTTTTGCTTTTATGGATTACATCTTACATATGTCTTTCCATATTCGCAAACAGGGGATTACCCTCGATATGCCAATAGCGGCAATCGCTTGTAATAAACTGTTTGTTCATTTGGTTAGACATTGTTTTCGACCTAAGTGTTTTTATTTATAAGACATTTTATAAAAAATGTCAACAGGCACGGAGAGGGTCGAACTCCCAATCGACATCTTAGAAGGATGCTGCATTATCCATTATGCTACGTGCCCAAGAGACCTCCCTGTTTGTGCATCGTTGAGAGGCATGGGAGGGGCAGGTCTTACGCGAAGTTTGGACCCCCGCTGCCTATAAGAGTATTGTACTACTCCTCTTTACAGGTGTCAAGCCAAGGAGCACAAAGTCTCATTTCTCCCCCAAGTTTCTTACACTCTTCAGTGTAACACTTAGAAGTATCTGGAGCCTTCTCTATCAACCTCGGCAAAGGTATTCTAGGGGTTCCGTAGTCTCCTGTCAAGCGTTCATAATCACGAATAGCTTTATCTACATCACGTTCTACTCTTCTTTTTATGATGTTCGGGTCCTTAAGCAGAACATCATTGATTATGGTCTGAGGGAACAACCTCCTCTGAACCTCGTCTAAGAGGTCCCAGAGGCGCTCAGAGGGCGCTCCAGTGCATTGGGAGAGTGTTGCCACAATGCCACTGAGTATGACGCTTATAAAGATTATTTGCTTCTTATTTGGACTCTTCTTTCCGAAGTTAAAATTAAACATAAAAAAAGAGGAGTAGAAACACTCCTCTGTATTTATCAAGCGGATGCTTTTGCTTCCTTTCGGGCAGTTTTCTCATCTGAGATTTCTGCTCTACGTGACTTCGCAAGTCTAGTAATTTCTTGAAGTGCTTTACGGGCTCTTGTACCAGCGGCACTATTTCCCTTTGCAAACTTCTCATCTTCGGTTTGCCAAGTCGCAAATGCATCAGCAATTAGTTGTGTAGTTTCAGACATAATACTCCTTCAAATAATAATTAGGATTAATTATATATATCCTTTTTATATTAAAAAAGGGGATAATGTGATTATCCCCTTACAAATTATTCAGTTTTTCAAACTTCCGCCAGGATCAGTCGGTTAGCATAATCATAGGCATACGAAGTGCGGGCACCATGATGCCCCCAACCAATCCAACTATACGCATAGTCCATGTAACGATCGATAGACTTACCAGGAGTCTTCATTCTATCTTCGATCTGTTTCCACTGAACTTCAGTTGTTAGATAACGAAGTTGCGTGTGAATTGATGATGGAGAATCACCAATTCTTCTAGCAAAATCACCCAATCCATAATAACGGTTGGCAGATGTCCATTGAATCAGTCCATAACCGCCACCGCAGTTACTCCAACTGGTTCTACTACCACCTTCACAGATATTAGGCACGAATGTTGATTCTTGTCTAATATTGCCCATGATGGTAGCAAGGGCGTTTCTGTCTTTAATACCAATACCCTGGAAATACGCCAGAGCAGCATTCTCATGTTCATTACACCCTTTACAAATTAGCCTTTTCTCTTTTGGCTTTTCGGGAGCAACCTCTTTGGTCGCTGTCTTTAATGTAGGCTCCTCTTTGATGATTGAATATTGTGGAGGACCACTCACAGGTGGAGGAGGAAACACGTTAGGCAGTGTTGCCGCATTGGTTGTAACCGTTGCCAGGAGAGGCAGGGCTACAGTAAAGAAGTTTTGCATTAAGTTTAATTGAACTCTACATCCGTATAGGGAAAGCGCACTTCCCTCTTCTCAGAGGGCAGACCCCACGGCTCTAAATCACACTCAAAGTCTCATAATAAAAAACCCTGCTCATAACAGGGATTTTTTCATTATAAGTTAATATTTAGGATTTGTCAACCCTCGGGTTCCAGAGAAACAATCTCAAGTTCGTCTCCTTCAGGTTCAATCCACTCATAGAACTCTGCAAGAATAGCGCGAGCATCCTCTTTATCGATACTCATATCTGCTGCACGATCAAGAGACCATTCCCTCACATGTGCAACGATATCTTCAGTCGTTGTTTCCATAATAATCTTTTCGGAAGTACCTGTTGAGGATGTTGCTATTGTAGAACGCTGGGACTCCGTTGTCAAGCGATTCTGTAAGGACATTGTGGTTGAAGAGTCGTCTGGTCTCCTCAAAGTTTGTTTTGCCCTTTGTTTTATGTAATGATAAGATAGTTCTACTAAAATTTTCTCTGCCAAATTTGTCAATGTCTTCTTTAAGTTCCGGACAAGACCCATAGTATTCCTTCCAATTTGATTCTGATTTTACCTTTCTTTTTTTACCTTTTGGTGTTCTAAACTGCCAAAGATATTTTCTACCAATATATTTCCTACCATTCAGTTTATTTTCTATCAAATAAACAAATCCATAATGTGAACCAATATCATCACTGGTAAAAGGAGTTCCATTATAAGTCCAGGGATTTTCATAGTCAATACCTATACTCATCAATTATGTCAAGAACTTCGTTCAAATATTTATGGGCAAGGCCTTTCATATCCATATCATGCCTAATGTGTTCATTATATAAACTATTTTTTAACTTTAAGACACGAACTTTTAATTCATCTTTACTTATTTGATTTTTAGACATAAAAAAAGGAGGTATAACCTCCCCTATCTATACAACATCGTTAGTATTTTTACCTAACCATTCTTTACAAAAGTCATAATCTCCAAACATATACTCATCACATTCAGCCGCTTCTCTATAAGCGTTTATGATTGCTTGTTCGCACCATTCGTCATAATTGGAATCCTGCGAAAGTATTTTTGGTAACATCCTGCTTAATGCCCCCTACGACATATGATTCTACCTCAGTTTCCTGTGGGGCAACCTGAAGACCTTTGGAAGAAATCCAGTGCTGTGTCCAAGGAAGTGGATTATTGTTTGCCGAAATATCGTATTGTGGTTTGAGACCAATCGCTTTAAGTCTACGATTTGCAATCCACTCAATATATTGTTGAAGAAGTTTATCATTAAGTCCAATCATACTTCCATCTTTGAACAGATAATCTGCCCATTTTTTTTCTTCATTTACAGCACGGTCAAACATTTTATAAGTCCACTCTTCTTCTTCTTTCATAATCTTTTGCATTTCTGGATCATCACCTTCCCTCCACTTATTCAGAATGTTCTGAGTAAGTGCTAGGTGTTGATTTTCATCTCTTGCAATAAGAGAGATAATTTTTGCCGATCCTTCCATGAGCTTGAGTTCACCAAAGGCGAAACTACAAGCAAAACTAACGTAGAAGCGAATACCTTCAAGAATATTAACGTTTGCGACTGCTCTGTACAGTTTTCGTTTGACATCGTTGAGAGTTTCCTTTGCGTTTTGTACTCCTTCAAGTCTGAACATCCAATCGCTGGATGTACCATAACTTTGTGCGGATTGAATAAAGTCATCATATGACTCCGTAACGCTCTTAGCACGTTCTAGAATACGCTCATCGTGAATGATAGTATCAAACACCTCAGAGGGGTCTGGATAGATGTTTTTGATGATATATGTGTATGAACGACTATGAATCATTTCCATAAATCCCCAGACTTCCATACACGCTTCAAGTTCAGGAAGAGAACAATAAGGAATAAATGCCATACCAGGACCACGACCCTGAACAGAATCAAGCATAATCTGATACTTCAGATTAGAAGTATAGATATGCTTCTGCTCAGGACGAAGAGTTTGATAATCTCCACGATCCTTCTGAAGAGACACCTCTTCAGGTCTCCAGAAGTATCCAAGTTGTTGAGTAGTCAGTTTATCAAAAATAGGATATTTGTATGAATCGTACCTTTGAATCCCAAGAGGTCTACCAAAAAACATAGGTTGCTTTTTTGTATCAACTTGTTCAGTATTAAATACTGTCATTCCTTTAATATTTGTTTCTTGATCTTCCATAGAAGAAACTTTAAAATCAAACTGCACAGGATTCACACTCTCCCTCCTCTACTGAACTTAACTCATTAAGAAGATTTTCCAACTCGGATTTCTTTTCTTCAACTACCTCATCAGTCTTAATATCATAAGTGTTTTGGTAGTAAGAAGTTTTCCACCCGTACTTGTATGTAGTCAGAAAATCATTTGCCATTACTGAAGTAGGAACTTCATTATTGGCATAATTTTCTGGATTATACGACCAGTTTCCAGAAATCGCCTGATCAAAGAATTTTTGCATAATAGCAACAATGTTAATATAACCACGATTGCTAGGCATATCCCAAAGAAGCGTATAATTGTTCTTGAGAGTATGATACTGCGGGACAATCTGCTTGAGAGGTCCTTTTTTGGACTTCTTAACGGACAGATAATCTCTGGGAGGTTCGATTCCGTTTGTTGCATTTGACACAACGGAACTGCTCTCCGATGGCATCTGTGCGGACAGTGTTGAGTGCCTGAGACCGAACTCAAGGATAGACGCTCTAAGAGATTCCCAATCGTGTTCATATTCAGTGGAAGAGATTTCGTCTACATCTTTTTTGTAAGTATCGATTGGAAGAATTCCATCTGAATACTTAGTACGACCAAAGTATTCGCAATGACCCTTTTCTTTAGCAATTTGATTGGATGCTTTTAGCAAATAAAACTGAAATGACTCAGAAAGTCCATGAACTGCATCCCAAGCTTCTTGAGAATCATAATTAAATCCAAGTTTAGCAAGATAGTGTGCAAGTCCAATAAAACCTACTCCAAGAGATCTACGTGCCTTTGTGGCAATCTCAGCAGCTTTTACTGGATACTTCTGATAGTCAATAAGTTCTTCAAGTCCACGAACAGAAAGATCGCAAAGTTCTTCAAGCTCTTCATCAGACTTGACCTTACCCACATTAATGGCAGAAAGAATGCAAAGAGCAATCTCTCCGATATTATCATCAATATGTTGAATGGGATCAGTCGGAAGTGTAATCTCTTGACAAAGATTACTCATATTTACTTTATCCTTAAAGGAAGAATGAGAATTGCAATGGTCAATATTCATAATATAGACACGACCCGTTTCCGCACGTTCCTTAAGGAGGTTAAGAATAAGTTCCTGCGCTTTAACAGTTTTTTTCTTAATGGACGGATCTTTTTCATATGAAACGTAGAGATCATCAAAACCAGGGAATCCGAAGCTATCATATAGTCCAGGTACATCGTGTGGGGAGAAAAGCGTGATCTCACCGTCCTGAATGAACCTTTCATAGAAGAGTTTACTAATTTGAATACTGTAGTCAAGTTTGCGAACACGATTATCCTCCGTACCTTTATTGTTTTTCAGCACTAGGATGTCTTCGATTTCTTGGTGCCAGATTGGGAAGTGGACAGTTGCTGATCCACCACGGATGCCATTCTGAGTGCAGCATCGGACAGTTGCCTCAAACTTTTTGAGGAATGGGACAACACCCGTGTGCTGAACTTCTCCGCCTCTGATTTTAGCGTTGATACCACGGATTCTGCCTGCGTTGATACCGATTCCCGCCCTTTGTGCAACATATCTGCCAATAGCCATATCGCTACTAAAGATACTATCGAGGGTGTCATCAACATCAACCAGAACACAACTAGCGAATTGTCTAAGTGGCGTTCGCACTCCTGCCATAATGGGGGTAGGAATGTTGATTTTGTGCTTTGAGATTGCGTCATAATACCTCTTGACATATGACATTCTAGTTTCTTTTGGATACTCTGCAAAAATAGTCAGAGCAATCATTATGTACATAAACTGTGGCGTTTCATATACTCCACCAGTACTCCTGTCTTGCACAAGGTACTTGTCAACGACCTGACGTAGACCTGCATAAGTGAACAAGAAGTCCCGATTATGATCAATATATGAATCAGCTTTTTCAATCTCTTCTTTTGAATACTTGGTATAGATCTCATTATCATATACATCAGCATTTACGCAATTGTAAATGTGATGTTCAAGTGTAGGAAGTTCCCTCATCTTTCCATAAAGTTGCTTGCGAACTGCAAAAAGAAGTAACCTTGCGGCAACATATTGATAGTTTGGGTGGTCTAGATCAATCAAATCAGAGGCAGAACGAATCAGAATTTCCTGAATCTCTCCCGTCGTAATTCCGTCATAGAATTGAATACCAGAGGTCATCTCAACTTGACTCGCAGAGACGCCTGCAAGACCCTTACACGCCTCTTCAACCATCAAATGCATCTTGTCTAGGTCAAGAGACTCAATGCGTCCATCTCGCTTTTTTACTTTGGTTCCGTTACTCATATTTTCTTCCAAGTAGTAAATTTTAGTTTTGCTTCTAGTCCAGAATATACGTTTGATTCTATCACAGACTGAACATTCAGTCCAGATAACACCATTTCATTAATATCTTTTTCCTTTATTTGTGAGGGCCAGATGACTATTTTTTCTCCCCTATCAATAACACGGGAGATTCTTGAATGGATTTCTGCATTACGTGGTTCGTTATCATAAATCCAAACAGCATTGTCAATACCCCACTTACTAACATCACCATCAGCTCCACATAAAGCAATCGCATTGCGAATGAAGGTTGAATCGAATGGACCTTCGGTGATGTAGACAGTTTCAGTTTTTTGTATCTCATCGAGACCGTAGATTTTTGGGGCATCATCGCTTAACATCACAGTAATATATTTAATCTTATTTGGACCAAGTGCTCTCCCCTGAAATCCGACTAAAGTATTTTGATAGAACAAAGGAATAATAATCCTTGGTTCATCTTTGTCTGTACTGTCGAATGTTTGTTGAAGAGAATTAGTCCACTCCTTAAATTTGCCGCTATAATAAAATTTATCCGGATTTAATTTTCTCTTTTCTAAGTATAATTTTGATGCTGCGTTTTCAGATGCTTTTGGTAAATCTAGTTTAGGTTTAAAGATTGGCACTTCAAAATCAAATTTTGGTTCCTCTACCGTAAAGTTTTTGCCAGTTTTTCCATCTTTAAATTTCTCAAAGGTATATTGTTTGTAGATTACTGGGTCTAATTGTTTGAGGAAGTTATTAAAGGAAATATTAATACCACAATTATGACACTTAAAGTTTGTATTATTTTTGACTTGATATAGGTATCCCCTTGCCTTATTTCTGTTTTTTTGCGAATCTCCACAAATAGGACAACGAAAGTTGTAGAGATTATGCTTTATTTTCTTAAACTTTTGAAATCGCGCAGAAATCAAATTGATGTACTTTACATCAACAAAATCCATAATCAATCATTAACCTGTTGAAGTATTCTATCAGACTATTTGGTTTTGTCAAGGCAAAAAGAAGTTATTATTGCAGTCCACTTTACAACAGAATTTGTTGTTTTTTGTAGAGAGTAGAGAGTGACTTTCTTTTGAGTTTTCATTGGCTTTAACGCCAACACTCAATTATTTATTAATCAGGTACATTTTGTTGATGCAAATGTCCCTGTCTTTGCATTTGCATTTCTGATGGCGTCCACCAACCAGATGCAAGAGTTGAAAATGCTGTTGTTAGAAGTGCCAGAAGAACTCCGCATCCAACAGTCATCCATTTAATTTTTCCTATTTCTTGCACATCTTCTTCTATTTTATCAATTCTATCATTTACTGCTTCACAATGCTTTTCACTTTCTTCTTTTAGGTTAGTAAGCATTTTTGAAATCAGGTCATCAGTTTTATTACACTGATCAATTTTTTCTTCATGAACTGCCAGCATTTTACTAATGTTTTGACTTGTCTTACCCATTAATTGAATTGCTTCATCTATTTTGTTCATCATAACTTCATATGCAGAAAGTCTCTCTTCAAGCACAGCAATTTTAGTGTCTGCGGATGCGTTTTGATTAAACATTGTCTTTGAGGTGATTATTTCTCCTACTACCTCTATGAAACAAATACCTCAAGTAGTATTAAAATTATTTATCCCTAACCCATTTTCTATATGAAGGAGGAATTCTTCTAAAATCAACCGTACCATTCTTTTTCCTCTTTCCCAACAAAGGATCAAAACCAGCAGACGGTCCCTTTGGATCTGCTGCACCACTAAATCCAGGTGCTCCAGCAACACTTCCAGTACTAACACCTTCTTCTCTTAAATTGATATAATTGCGAAATGCTTCGATTACCCTATCAATCTTCTTGTTTTCCATTGTAGATTTTGTAAAGCTGTTCTAAACAATATAAATCAACTTGAATATTGTGAATGCTAGATTTTGGATATTCGGGAAGTTTATTCAAAAACATAATAAAAGATTTTAAAGTTGGCCATAGATTTTTTTCAATTTTAAAAAATAACATAGGAGTTGCAGCTTCTCCAAAAATATTATAAAGAATAATAAAGTGATTTAATAAAAGGTGAGTTTTAAGCTCACCTTCTCTTTGATATCTTTTTAAAAGTCTTTTAATATACTTAAAATGATTTAAATCTTTTTCAAAATCTTCTCTGGTTACTGCCTGAGGATTTTCATAATATTTAATTGCAAATAATAGAAAATTATCTTCATTCAATTCATTAAATATCATTTTTAAATCATGCCTTTACGGTTAATGTTGTTGCTCCAATACCAGTTCCAGATGTGGTTCCTGCACCCGCAACATTTCTCAAAATATCTGATGTAAGTGTTTTTGTGACGGCACCTCCACCAGAAAAATCAGTAATTACGCCTACAATGGGTCTTGTCATATCAATAGAGTAAACTGTTCCGACTCCAGAATTTCCTGAAGTAAACGCAAATGCAACTCTGTTTGAAATTTGACCATTAAAAGTGTTATTTAAAACATAACCATCTTCATTGGTATATACTGCAATATTGCAATTTGGAGTTACCGAACCAGCCGTTGCAACTACAGGGGCGCCTGAAGATCTATTGAGGACAACAGTTGCACCAGCTCCACAATAAACAGTTTCATTCCAAACTACATGGACATATGCAGTTTGCCCATTGTTTTGAATTCTATCAGTTGCTCCAGCAGAAACAGAAATTCTTGAATTTTGATTTGGATCCTCAAAGAAAATGGCTACTGGAGTTGCAGCACCTAGACCTGTAGCAGTTAATCCTGTACCAGTATTATAACCACCGGCAGTATTTAATCCAGCAACATTTACTAGAACTTCATCGTAGTAATCAGTAGAAAGTCCAGAATTTTCGCTAGTATTATATCTTCTATAAATCCATCCACGGTTGTCTGCAAAACAATTCCAGGGAGTGTTTTCACGGTCATTCTCAGATAAGTGCTTTGGAAGTCCGTATCTATTATCCTCAGTTTCAGTAGTTGTTGAAATGCCCCAGAGTGCCATTCTTTTTTACCCTTACTAATTTATTCGTAGAAATATTTATAAAAAAAGGAGATCTTACTTTTGATCTCCTCTATGTAGTAGTAATTTCAAATAAGTTTGAACGAAATCTAAAATTCCATTTTCTTTAAATCTTTTTGTTTTAGAAAGATATTCAGAAAATGCTAAAAGAAATGCAAGAGTCATAGTGACTCCCCAATTCAAAATCAAACAACTTAACATCAGCAATTTTTAAGAAGTGCTGTTCTAACGGTTCCTGCAATTACATCATCAATATCATTATCAGTAGTCTTTGCATAACGATCAAGAAGTTCGCATACAAGTCTCTTAGTGTGGCAAGAACTTAGTGCAGCAACAAGAAGTGGTTTTACAACAGCTACTAATGCTCCCATAATGTCCTCCGTAATGGATGTCCTATATTATTTAGGAAATCAAACACTAATATCAGTTACTCCTTGTTGAACAGCTCTTTCCTTCTGACGAAGCATTTGAAGAACTCTTTGCTTTTCCTGTCTCTTCTGCTGCACTTGTCTTGCTTGCATTTGCTGAGATTGAGCGTTCTGAGTGGTATTCTGAGTAGACTTTTGTGATTGTTGAGTTTTTGGTTGAAGTTCCATTGCCTGTTCAGCAACTCTCTTAGCTATTTTAGTGGCAGTTGCATACATCACTTCTTCACCACGACCAGGATATCTCCTTTCAAAGTCCGATTTTTTTGATTTCATAGACTTTACAATTCTTTCCTTTTCTTTTGTTTCAGCAGCACTTAAAGTTTTTTCATCAAGTTGCGTTTCCTCAATACGATAAGCACCAGTTTTTCCTGCTTTTGGATGCATTGCTCTTGCAGTTCTTTCTGCTTTACTCGCAGAAATAGATGCAGATGCTCTGGTCACATTATCTTTTTTAAGTTTATTGACCGAAGATTGAGTTTCTCTTTGAGCATCGTCCAGTCTCTGGTCTACAACTGCATTCTTTGCTCTATCACCAATCACACTCTCGCTCCTTACAGATGCAAGAAGATCATCTAATTTTGACTTTCTCTTTCTTTTTGGTGCAGCAGAAGATTTTGCTTTTGGTGCTGCTGGTGCTGCTTTTTTAGTTTTTGCCTTTGGTTTTTGTGGAGTAGTTGCACTTCCTTCCCAAGGATCAGAAGGTTTCTCCGCTTTCTTTTTCGTTGGTGGAGTATAAGAACCACTACTTACTTTTTCTTTCTGTCCTACACCAGCACCACGATAAGTTGATGCTTTTCTTGCTGCGGTATGTGCCGTACTTGGAGTTTTATCTCCTCCTTCCATTTTACGAGCAACACCTAAAGCACCCTTAGCAACTTTTCTAGCACCCTTCGCTATTGCCGACGATGCTGCACTTTTAGCACCCCGAACTTTAGATGAAAGTTTTTTTCTTGCAAGTCTTCCAACTGCTTTTAGTAAATTCCCCCTTTTCTTTTCGCCTGTTGGAGTATCGTGACCAAAGGTTACTGTTGCTTCCGTTAAAGCATACTCCAGAGCTTCTTCAATATCATCTTCATCATAACCTTCATCAAGAAGTTCATCATAAACACTCTCGACAATATAATCAACCTCATCAATTTCAATCATTTCAATTAGAGTTCCACCAAGATTCTCTACTGCCTCGGTAATTGATGGATTAATTACAACTTTATTCTCTATATTTTTTTCAGTAATTTTACCCTCATTTTTATCTTTTTCAATAAGATCCATTATCTCAATAAGATCATCTCTCCAGTTTGAAAAACTTTCTTTGATTTTTTTCTTTTTCTTAAACTTACCAGAAACCTCCCCTTCCTCATATCCCTTTCCATCACCATCATCATCCCACCATCTCTTCACTTCTTTTGCTTCTTGAGTTGCAATTGCCTTACCAACTGCTTTCCTACGATTTAGAAGATACTTATCAGACTTTGTATTCTTCTTACCGTCATTATCAACATCATCATCTTCCTTACCTACAGGGTCTAATGCTTCTTTAACAGGATCATTACTTCTAGATTTCCACTTTCCGCCATATTCCTTTTCCATTTGTGATCTAAATCCTTTTACAGCTTTTTTTCTTACAGATGCTTTGGGATGGTCCGAAACATTTTGTAGTGGAGACCTTCCACTAGGTGCTTCACCGTGCTCTGGATCTACAAACTCTTCATCAAACTTTTTTGCTGCAGTTGCTGCCATACTTTTATAAGCATCGGTTTTCTTCATATCTTCAACTGCCTTCTCATTATCTTTACGACGCTTCTTCATATCAGTCTCAAGATGAGAAGACTCAATAATTTGTTCAAAGTAAATGTCAGTAATATCTCTTACAATATTAGTATCCATTAGAATAAACGCTTTCTTTTATTTTTCTATACTTATTTATGAAATTGACTCCATATGCCTTACCACCCTTTTGTAAGTTCTGACTATTAGTTCCAATCACACCAGGAGTTTTGCTTGCATAATGCTTAAATGCTCCAGTTGTTCCTACAAGAGTATTTGGGTGAGTCTTATCTCTCATAGGACTATCCATCTTAACTTCAGTATATTCCATCAAATCCCTAATCCAAGACTTAAACATATAACCTTCTTCTGTCACGCAGATTAAATGATTAGTTCCTCTACGCATTACTTCACCAACCAATCCCGTATTTAAGTTTTCAACTCTATCACCAATTCTAAAAATTTTATTTCTTACATAATTCTCACGAAGATTTTTCATATCAAACTTTGGAGCAATTTGCCAAAGTTGATAACTCTCTTTCTTTACTTTCGATTTCTTTATACCCATTCCTTGACGGACAGCATTAAAGAGTGCTTGTGCTTGTCCATCGTCAAGTGTCTTTGGAGTTCCTCTACGGAATGATTTGAAGTCATCATCCATTACCGCTTTTCTCATTTTGGATGCAGACATTCCTTCTACTCCTTCTGCATCAGCATCACGGACACCAGCAGAAATCACACGAATTTGATCAAATGTATAAAGATCTCCATTATACTTTTGTGCAAGATTTTCAAACTCTGCTTGACGATCAGAACCAACTACAATATTGACATTAGTATACCCATCCTCATTTGCATTCACAAGAACATTAAAGATAGTCTTCATATCCTTATCATTAATAATGTTTTCCTCAAATTCAGGGAACATTTTTTTCATATATGAAACTTTAATATCAGGGTCTAAAGGATTTTTCTTTGGATCCTGAGACCTTGATGGATAAATCTTAATATCTCCTCCAGCAGAAATTCTCTTAGCAGATTTCAGAAGTTTTTCGTGTCCTACTGTTGGTGGATTGAAACGACCAAAAACAACCGTGAGTGGTGGTAGTTCTTCTGCTGGTTGCTCTTCGGGTGCTGCTCCAGGTGCTTGCTGAGGTGCTGCAGAAGCGGGTGCTTGTGCTGCTTGAGGTTGTGTTGCGGGTGCTGCTGCTTGTTGAGGTTGTGCTGCGGCAGGTTCTTGTGCTCCCTTTGCCTGACGACCATCAATATACTTGAGTTTTCCTTTATCAGTTCTTGCAACAAGTTTACCAGAGCGGTCTAACCATCCACCGTGACCGTCCCCAGTATATCCAAGTTTTTTTGCTTGCAACGCTGCTTGCGATTGGGTTGCTTCTGTTAAAAATCTAGAAAAACTCTTCATATTGCGTCTTGATATACTTATATTTATCAATACAGTTTTCCAAAAGGACCGAACTTATTGCCTTTTTTGATTGCAAGAAACACAATATCCGTCCAAACTTCTGATTGTTTTTTCTCTGGTGTTATTTTAAAAATAGAATCTAAAAAAGCAAGTTGCATTAATTTTGCATTTGCGACATGTGGTTTTTCAAAAAATGCAGCTTTCATATTTTTGTCAAATTGCACATTACTTATAATTCCAGTTTCAACTTTTGTTTTCACCCTATCGAACATAGATTTAAATTCATCCGCTTTTTTTGAATATTCATCCAAAGATTTTGGATAATTACCATTCGCTTTATCAAAAGTTTGTCCACAATCTTTTAAAAGTTGAACAACCATTTCTACTTGAGCTTTCCCGCCTCTTGCAGCACCAGCTCCAATTTGCGTTGCTTCCCATTTTAAATTACTAAATTTGGAAGAATCATTTGCTTTAATTTGAAACTTAAATCCTTTGCCATTCCTTTTTGTCAATTTAACAATAGTATCTTGTGTCATATTTTCGGTCAATTTAATAGTGACTTCAACATTAGGAAAATTATAATCATCAATTTCTTCCAATGTTAATTGTTCAACATTGTATTCTTCAAATTTTGCTTGCTGTCCTGATACTTTTTTCAAAGATATACCAACCAATTTTCTCTCTTTATATAAAGATCTCATTACAGCATTTAATTCTTCTATGGTTTGACTACCTTTACTTCCATCAACAGTCTTATCTATTACATCGGTAATTTTTTTGACTGAAGATTTAATTAACCACATATCAGCTGGGTCCCAATTATCTTTTTTTGATATTCCAAATTTCTTGACTATAAGACCACTAATATACTCCATAAAAGAACCATTGCCACTATGGTCAAAAATATTCCACTGACTACTAGAAAACTCATCAAACATTTTTTTATGCTGCTTCCAAAACACTTCCATCCATTCAAATTCAACAGTTGGATATACTTTTTTGATGCCTTCCATCGTTTCTTTATCGTTCATCATATCTTCAACAGACTTCCAAGTAATATTATCTTTCAAGACTCTTTCAAAAACATAAGTAGAAGCCTTTTCTTGCATCAAAGTTGTTTTAGCATCTGCAGCTTTAGTTGCTGTTGGTTTATATGTAATCGTTACCGATTTTAAAGATGACTTTGGATCAAATGAAATAATTGTGGATGGAAAAGAAGATCCACTCACTACTTTTGACATATATGGAATTTTCTTTTTATCAAGCATTTCATGAATCTTAGACGAAGTTTCAATTCTATTGGCAGTTCCAACTTTTAGTTTTTTTGTTGTTTTTGTTGAGGTTTCATTAATTAAAAGAGATCTATCAAGTTTCAATTCTTCCAAAACATCTACAAATTCCGGAACCTTAGCAAAAGCCATTTTTTTTTATATACTATCTTTCAAGTATTTAGAAATGGAGAATACCGGACTCGAACCGGTCACCCCTGCCGTGCAAAGGCAGTGCTCTACCAAATGAGCTAATTCCCCAAGTTCAGACATTATAAAACCCCTCAACTAAAAAGTCAAGGGGTTAGAGCAACCTTCCGCTTTATTTATCAGCGAACATTAGCAGCATACCACTTCTCAAAGGCCTCTCTACTCTTATTTCCTCTTGGGGGCATAGGAGTTCTTTCTCCACGAACAGGAGCATACTTTTTCTTTTCTTCTTTATCGTGTCCTTCTGGATTTTCTCTTGCTGCTTGTGCTTCACCAAGAATAATATCAATTGCTTCCTCATCAATCACATTCGCCATAATCCACTCTGCTTCTTCCAGAGTTTCTGCATATCCTTCTGCTTGGAGGAACTCAAGAACTACATCAAAGATATCAAGTTCTTCTCTTGTTAAATCAGGATCAACTCTAACATTTGATCCTGTTCTTTCATTTCTTCTTGCTGCCATTATATTAGTTCTCCGTGCTCTATGAAATGCTTTACCTGGAGAACCAGCACCACCATCTTCTCTATCAGATTGACGATTTCTAGCATCTACAACTCTCTGAACTTTTTTATCAGAAAGTTCATCAAGTTGCTCAATTTCATCTACTTGATCAACTTGAGGAGAATAAATTGCTTGATATGCTTCAAACATTCCGAAAGCATCTTTTCCAGTAAGTCTAGACATCTTTTTATAAAATACTTTTTTAGTTATTTATAAAAAAAGACCCCGAAGGGTCAAACACCAAGAACCGTACCAATACTATCATCTAGAGTTTGAATTACGGAACGAACATCAGCAATTCGCGGAGGAACACTTACCTCATCATAAGTATATCCTTTTTGTGCATCAAAAAGAATTTGACGAACCGCTGCTGCTTGACGAGCATCCATTTTAATAGTTACTTTACTCACAGGTCTCCCTCCACACGATTTTCAGAACGATAAACATCAAAAGTACCTTCAGGGTAACGAGCACTCAGTTTCTCATAGTTCATCTGAAGGATTTCTTCAAAGTTAGTATCAAGTGCCATAAATGCCTGAGATAGATACCAACAGATATCACCAAGTTCACGCTTTAGGTGAAAAGAATTTTCCTCATTATAAGGTTTGCCTTGAAGTACAATCTTTTTGACAACCTCAGTAAACTCACCCGCTTCAGCACTCATACCCAAAGCAGCAGTCAAAAGACGAGGAACATCAGCATCATTAACCGCCTCAAGTTCAGTCATACGAGCAAGAAGTTGCCCAAAGTCACTACTTGCTGGACTTGTAGTTTGACGAACGAATTCAATATACTTATTTGTGTCGATAACTTTAGTCATAGATTTAAAGGTTCTAATTCGCTTTGTTGTAGTTTATTTTTATACTCCTTAAGTTTTTTAGGAGTTTTTGGAGGTTCCTTTTGCACAGGAACAATATCAGTTGTTGGTAATTGTTTTGGCATTTCAATATCAACTACCTGACCCATAAGAAATTGATTCCTAGTAATTGTTCTATTTGTTGGGTCAAATGAAACCATCATTAGAGCATCTAATTCATCAGCACAATCACAAATTTTTCTTCCTGTTTTGATTTCAATGACAGAAAAATAGTCCTCAGATTTATACTTCAAAACTTAAATCCCTCAAATGATTTTTTAGGTTTTCTTTCTTCATAATCATACTCTTCCTCCTTCCCATTGTCAAGAATATCATTCTGAGCAGATTGTTCGCAATCATAGAGACGCATTTTTGCCCTATCAATACCAACTACAAACCTTTTATGAATGGTTGGATCATTATAACGGTTCTTAAGTTGTTTTACCAATATTTGCCCAAGACCTTCCAACTCTTCAGTGCTAATAAGAGCAAACATAAGATCAGCAGTAGCAGGAAGACCAAAGGATTCAGAAGTATCAGTAAGTTCAACATCAGAACTACCATAACCAGAACGAGTGGTCTGAGTAGCGGAGACAATTGGGACATTAAACTCAACTGCGAGCCCCCTAAGTTCCTCAGCAATTGCTTTGACAAACGTATAAGAATTGATATTGCTACTTCCACGATACCTAGAGGAAGAACAAATATTAAGGTAATCGATGAAAATAATATCGGGTTTAAATGACTTCTTAAGTGCAAGTTCATTAAGAAGTGACTTAAAATGCCCACTATGAGCTGATGCCGTAGGATACTCTTTAATTATAAGAGTACCTTGAGTTTTTTTGGAGAGGTTTACCACCTTATTCTCAAACATTTTTTTGGGAAGTTCTGCAATATCTTGAATAGGAACATTCAAAAGGTTTGCATCAATTCTTTCAGCAATTCGCTCTTCTGCCATTTCCAGCGTAATGTACAAAACGTTCCTCCCTTGGAGCAAGACGGAGCTAGCCACATGGCACATGAATAGAGATTTTCCGACGCCCGTACCAGCAAGAGCGATGTTAAGAGTTTTGTTAGGGATACCACCTTTCGTGATTTTATTAAAATATTCAAGATCAAATTCAATTTTATCCTCCTTTTTGTGATAAGATTCATATCTTTGTTCATAATCTAGGAAATAATCGTGACCAATATGGGTATCAAAACTTACAGCAAGAGCATCGGAAAGAATAGAAGGAATACTATCACGATTTTTCTTTTCATCTTTACCATCGGCAATATGAATTGATTCCATAAGTGCCAAATAAATAGCACGATCACGACACCACTTTTCTGTGGTATCAACTAACCAAGTAAATTCTACTGGAACATCTTCCAGAGAAGAGATTAGATGCAAAATTTCTTTAAAAGAAGTATCATTAATATCATTCCTATGTTCAACTTCAATTGAAAGAACTTCTTTAGTTGCTGGTTGATTATATTTTTGAATAAATGCCAATATTTCTTCAAATACAATCTTCTGATTACTATCCTCAAAGTACTCAGATTTTAAAAACGGTATAACTTTTCGGACATATTCTTCATTGTGAAGAAGATTGCGAAGAATTAGAAACTCAACTTTTTCCATGTGGCATATCAAATACAAATGTTATTCTTGTCTCATCACCGACATTCACGGTTCCATGAGGTAACTTATTGTTGAACCACAAAAGAGTTCCTGGTTCAACAATAACACTATCAGTACCACAAAAATACTGATACCTGCCTAAAATAGATAGATGATATCTATCTCTTGTTAGATAATATGTACCTTCGTCAATATGTGCCCCCACTATTTCATCAACTGGTAAAGAAAGAAATCCACATCGATGCAATTCTCTATTGCCAAAGTACTTGCGTATAATCTTCCTAATTTCGCTATGATGCTCATAAGCAGGGGTTTTTATATTAATCTCAGAATTTCCAACAAAATCATCTTTATTTTTTACTCCACCCATTATAAGCTGAAGGGCACTTATTGGCAAATCGGAAAATCCACGATCAACTAAAGACTCAGAATCCTTAAGGTTTTTTTGATGATCCCAATCTTGAGAATATTTTTTTAACTGACTTATAACTTTAGAAACATTAATTCCTGTTTTTAAAATCTTTATCATGATCCATAACTAAACTCCTGACGGGCAATTTCATCAAGTTTTTTCATTACTTCATCAGTGAAATATTCTTCTGGACTTGCGAGAATTTGTTTTGCATAAATTTTCTTGCCATCCATCTCATAACGTCCTGCAACATTCTTCCAAAGTCCGCCTAGTTCACCCAGTTCTAAAAGACCATAATATCTATCAAGACCTCTTTCATCATAATAAAGACGAATCTCTACTTCTCTATTTTCTTTACTTATACGCGATTTGTGAGTCTTAGCCTTGATAATATTTCCAACCACTTCTGTTCCATCCTTTTCTTTCTTCTTGCTGAGATAAATGATCGTAGAGCTTGCGTACTTGAGTCCGCTACCCCCACCCATTTCCTTAGTTGGTACGTAAGATCCGATAACATCATAGGTGTGATTGGTTACTATCATTGGAATATTTGCTTGACCAAGTTTTAAAGTAAGCATACGAAATGCTCCCTTAATAAGTTGAGATTTGGTCATATCTCTTACTTCTTTGTCGTTCAGTGCGTCAGTAATCTCTTTACTTGTAGAAAGCATTCCTAGAGAATCTAACACAAACATACAAGGATTACGTTCCGACTCTGGTTTTTTCATATACAAATCAACTGCTTTTAGAGCCTTACTACGGAACTCTTCAACAGTAACAACATTAACTACAACTAAACGAGAAGTATCAATTCCGCGAGACTCTAAAAGAGATCTATTAATAGCAGCTTCAGTATCAAAGTAGAGACAATAACCATTGGGATTATTATTGAGAAAATTCTTAACAACGGCGATAGAAAAGAAAGTCTTTCCAGTAGCAGACTCTCCAGCAATAGCAGTAATCTTATTGCCAGATACACCACCAAATAAGCTACCTGAAACCAATGCATTAAAGATGTGTGAACCCGTGTCCACATATGTTTCAGTTTCATCAATTTCAGAAGCTATTTTAGTATAATCATCGCCAATTTCTTTTACAATATCTTTAAGAAAATCCATAATTATTTTTTCCTGTTAAAATTAAATGACCATAATTTAGCATAGAGATCTTTTTCACTTGACCTTTCCAATAATTCGATAATTTTTTTTAATTCTTTTTCTGTGATTGGTATATCCATTATAGAAAAAATGACTCTAAACTCACCTTTTTTTCCACATTCCAGCCAATAGAATCAAGAATAATTTTAAGGGGCTCTAGAAATGCTTTTTCAAATTGTAAGTCATAATCAATGTATTTGTCAATCCCAAGTTCTCTGGGAAAATCTTGAATGAATGAAATTATATTTTCATGAATACTATTTGGTTTTTTCAGATAAAGAAACTTAATTTTTTCCCCATTCTGAATAAGAGAATATTTATTTGTTAGATTATTCTTTTTAATATAATAATTAAACAGTAAAGCACCGCGAACATGGATCGGAGTGCCTTTTATGTAAATATCTGAATTTGATTGATATTTCTGAACATCAGAAGCCGAACGAGGAAATGAAATCTGTTCGGGAGGAAGTTTTCTGAACTCTTTACGAGAATTCTCAATAAACTCAATCACTTCATCCTCTGTTCCACTCATCATCAGTTTCAGAGCATCCTTAATCATCTTACGACAAGGGGCGGGAGTAGAAGATTTAACTGCTTCGATACCCATCATCTTGAGTTTAGGTTCTTCATAACGAACACCTTCACTATCCCAGACATTCAGAATATAACGCTTCTTCGCAGTCCAGATTCCACGGTCAGCAATATTCTCCCGCTTCATCTGCATCTTCTGATCATAAGCATTTACATAATCAGCCAATTCTTGGTAACAACCTTCAATATACTTTTCAAGTTCCACTTTACAGATCTTATCAAGGAACGAAACAATGCTTTCAGTAGTTTTCTCTCTTCCCTTGAATATAGTTTCAACCAAAGGACCCATATTAAGATAAATGGAATCAGTATCAGAAGCAATAACATAATCAATATCCTTAGTTTTAAGAAGATTATTTAGATAAATGTTCATCTTACTTTCAATCCAACGAATTGCAACTTGCCCACTTAAAGTAATTGCCTCAGCATTTTCTAGTTTATAGTATCTAAAATATTGATTGCCAATAGCACCATAAGCAGAGTTGAGAGAAATCTTCTTTGCCATTTGAATATTATTACATCTGGCAATTTCCTTTTCCAATTCTTTGGATTTCTTTTTTTCATACTCTTTTTTTGCTTCGATCATTTTCTTTTTGAAAATGACGCGATCTTGATACATTTTCTCCATCAATTCGGGAAGAAATCCACGAACATCTTTACGGTACATTGCTCCATTAGCACATACCGCATAATCTTTATACATTTCAAATGTCAATTCTTGATTAAGAATTTTTTCAACAGTAACAGATGGATGACGTTCTTCAACAAGAGTTTCTGGACTAATGTTAAATTGCATAATCAAATGTGGATACAGACTATTCAAGTCAAAATTAACAACCCAATCATATTTTCCTGGATTAGGTTCCTTTACATAAGCTCCAGCATATTTTTCATTTTTTTGAGTTCTATTTTTAGGAGGAATTACAATATCTCTTCTCTTTAGATAATTGTAAATTATATTATCCCACATACGTACTTGATAAAACACATCAGCATAATTTACCTTTGCGTCATATGCCATTGTCAAAGCAAGTTCAATTAGTTTCATCTTATCTTCCAAACGGTCAACAAGTTCTACGTCAATGATGTTATACTCAATAAACTTTTGCCAACCTTTTGTATAAAAATCCTTAAAGGTGTCAAACTCAGAGTGATCTAACTTTTTTTGGCCAAGTTCAACTTCAGCAATATAATCAAGACGATATGATTCTTGAGCTTTATAGGTAAATTTTTTATAAAGATCAAGATAATCTAATTGAGTCAATCCACCAATATCAAATGTCGTATGTTTGCGACCATTAATAAAAACCTCACCTTCAGTTACAAGTCCCCAATTAGACATACGTTTCATTAGTTTCTCACCAAGAACACGATTAAGTCTTTTACAAATATATGGAATATCATAAAGTTGAATATTCCATCCAGTAATTACATCAGGAACATCAACCATCCAATAATTAATAAAATGGTTGAGAAGTTGATATTCGGATGGACAATGATAATATGTTACATCCTGCCTATTATTATTAAATGGTCTTACTCCCCAAGTAGTAATTTTTTTACTAGTGTAATCTTGAATTGTAATCGAAAGAATTTCTTCAGAAGCAGATTCTACATCAGGGAATCCTGCTTCCGAAGCAACCTCAATATCCAGAGTTACCAGTTTAATTTTACTGATATCAAACTTAATTTCATCCTCAGGATACTTTTCAGAAATATATTGATAGATATATCGATCATTTCCATAAATTTCAAATCCATCAATATTTTCATACTTACTATAAAACTCCCTACAGTCCCTAACTGTTCCTGGTTGAATTGGTTCAACAACTTCTTCAGTTAAAGTCTTATACTTAGATTGTTTTTTAGTTTTTACAAAAAGAGTTGGAAAAAATTCATCTCTAGTCTCAAATCTTTTTCCACCTTTCACTCCACGAACCAGAAACTGATTACCAATCAATTGAACATTAGTATAAAAATTCATTCTTTAATCAAGTCCTCGTATTTTTCAATTAAAGTCGGAGTTGGATTTGCTAGAGTCAGTATCTTATCCGAACTCATCATAAAAGTATCTTGCTTTGTAATTCCAATTAAAAATGGTTCCAAAGTTCTCGACAGTCCTTCAATTTGCGGTTCCTTTAGAAGGAACGGTTTAATCAACTTACAATCAGGTTCTCCAATATCAGCACCAACTTCTTCAATCTGACTGATTAGAATTTGATTGGTCATCAGGTACAGAATCTTGATTAGTCTGTTCTCTTTGCTCTCCATAATTAATTACATCCTCTACATACATTTCTTTTAATTTTGCAGTCGGTTCAACCATTGTTACCAACCAATCTGCGGGAATGGGAATTCTTTCATCAGCCGACAAAGGAATCCATGGATATAAAGAAACTTCAAATCCACTCTTTTTAAGTGATCCAGAATCTTCAACCAAATTTGGTTTATACATTTTTACAATACAAGGTTTAGTTAGAAAATATCCAACTACCCTACGTTCATTTTCCTCACCGACAACCATTTCTGCAACATCAGCAATTAGGTCTTCTCCCGATTTGAGAAGCATCAATTTAATAGTCATACTAAGAACCAACCTCCATATATTCTATCAAGAAAAAAAGGAGGAGTCAACCTGGTTTTTGCCAGATGCTCCTCGCGCCGACGATATTCAGTTTTATTTATTCGTCACCACCATCAGCACCACCACCAGCACTAGAACGACTTCTTACAGGAACTGCTTTTCCTTTTGCAATTTTTTTCGCGTTTTCTCCAGAATAAACAGTGTGGGGAACTGCATTTTTATATGCAATTGTTTTGAACTCGTTGAAAGATTTCATTTTTTATTTTTATTTAGAGATAATCTTTACGAGT